CTCGAAGATGTCGAATCCATGTTGTTCTTCATCTTCTTCATTGACCCGGTAATGTCTTCCAGGGAAACATCAACACGATCCGATGCGTACTGCATCTTCTGAATCTCTTCCGTTGAGAGCCCCGTCTGCTTTGCCATCGTGTTCAGGTCATCAGCAGTAGTGACGGCCTTATATCCGAGTGCGCCGAGACCACCAAGTGCGCCTGCTGCCGCCATTGAGAACGGCATTATTGCATCAGACGCTGTCTGCAGTCCGCCGCTGATCTTATCCGCAGATGCAGCAAGACTTTCGAGTGCCGGATTACAGCTTGCGGCAGCAGCCTGGAGCTGTCCAAGGTTCTGCTCCGTCTGAATGATCTCGCGCTGCAGTGCCATGTACTGCTCGGAATTCTTATCGACCCCGTTCGCATCCATATCGGCCTGTGCCTGCTTCAGCTGGTCAAGCTTCGTCTTGGTATCGCCGATCGCGTTTGCCAGGAGCACCTGTTTCTGCTTAAGGAGATCCGTATTGCCCGGATCCAGCTTCAGGAGCTTATCAACATCCTTCAGCTGGCTCTGTGTCTGCTTTATGCTGTTGTTTACAGTTCGTAATGCTTTCTCAAAACCGGAGGCGTCGCCGCCGATCTCAATAGTCACACCTTTAATTTTCGTAGCCATCAGAGTCTGTCCATATCCTCTTGATTTGCGATTATCTTATATTCTGCGCTGTCATTCGATGATTCCGTCAGCATATCCAGGACGAGCCCGAAGTCGAGCGCATTGAGGTCATCAAGGGACAGCCCGAGCTGCATTGCCCGCAGCAGGAAAAGTGCGGTGTTCAACCCTCGGTCTGTCGCCCTTATTTTTTTTTAGCTTTTGAAGTCTGCTTGTTTGTATCGACCCATACTGCAAGGATTTCCGGTGCTGCATTCATGAGGTCCAGGAAATCCATGGTCTCCAGCCATGCCACAAAATCGGCGTATCCGACGCCCGCAAACTGTTCATTAGTGAATCCTTCCGCCTGGAGCTTCAGGACAAACGCCAGTTCAATGATCTCATCAATGTCGATATCCGTTCCCTTCTCGATAAAGTCTTTAAGGATATCGCGCTTGAAAATGGGCTTATACCGGAAGGTCGTAGCGGCATTCCCGCAAAACTTTACGGGAACACCGCCGATCTTGATTTCTTTTGTCATGCTTATTACCCCTTTCTTCTAAATAACTGATCAGGAAGGAATCTGAACAGTTGTGAACCAAGCGCTGTAGGATGTGGAAGTTGTGCTGGAATTCCTGCTCTTCACGACATCCTTGTTCAGTGCGGTGGACGGTGTCGGATGTGCCGTAATGGTAACGGTCTCCGTCGACGGCTCGATCGACTCTGCAGTCGTCTCCGCGTTCACGCCCGGTCTGGAAGCCGTGCAGTTATAAAGCACGTGTCTCGTTGCATTCTCGTCGCCCTCAACCTGGAAGAGCAGAGCAAAATGCGTAAGAGACGGTTCAACTACCTCGACAAGGTTTCCGCCATTGTCGACGACTTCTCCAAGAATGTCTTTTCTGAAGTCTTCCGGAACAAGTGCGCATTCCAGGTCGCCCTGATAACCATTATTATTCTGGCTGACCCAGTAGTCGGTATTATCCGCCCTGAAGGTCGCCAGATCGCCCTGAGGATCCAGCGAGATCGAAACGGCACCCTGCCATGCAACAGGAGTGCTGTAAGTGATCACGTTTGTAGATGCATCCACAGTGCCTTTAGCGTAAAAGAGGCTCTTAAGCCCGTATTTAACTTTGTTCGCCATGTATCACTACCTCCATAGTGTATGTAGTCATTTGCATTCTCTCGGAATCGAGATATCCCGACTCCTTTGTCCAACTGAGCCCTGCTGTTTTCAGCACTGCTTCAACGTCCAGCTCTTTCTCGATGTCTTTCGTGTCCGTATACAGCTCCACGACCAATGTCACGATCGTCTGGTAATTGCCGCCGTCTGCGAAGAAATCATTATTTTCCGTATAGAAAAAGCATATGAACGGAGGTGCCTGTCCAGTGCCTTCCGGAAACTGGTAATACGAGTACGGAAGGCCGATTGAATCCATCAGGGTATTGACGTCTGAATATTTCAAAGATCCAGCACCTCCTTTTCAAACTGTTCAATGACCATTTCTTCGACCGGAGCAATATGCGGCCGTCCAGATACCCTGCCGCCGCCGCGCTTGGCATGCCCAAATTCAAGTAGATGCGCCAACCGGTAATGAGGAGCTCCGGCATGAATGATCGCCTTCCTCTTCAGGATCCGGTCCTCGGCATCAGTTCTGACCTGCCAGCTGTTTGCATAAGCGCCGGTGCCGCCGAAGGATGACTTAGCATTCCCTTTTACCGCTTTCGCTCCGGCTTTCGCGATCTTTTGAATGGCGTTATTAAGATTCTTGTCAACTCCCTGTTTGTAGTCTTCAAGAATCTCATTGAGCGTCGCTTCAAACTTATCAATCGGAGTCCGTTTCGATGCCATTCGTGCCTCCCCTCCGCTCAACATACAGTTCGATCATGTCATTACGGGTGATGTAGGTACGGTATACGGTATATGTCCTGCCTTTATACTCCACGATCGTCTCGTCCTCGTAATCAGGCCCGAACATCGTGAAACGATACTCGGGATTCAGGCCATTGCGGCCGCCTTCAAAGAATTCCGACTGCGTCACGCTCTGGACGTTGCAGAAGACCTCGCGAGCTGTATGAGTTTCCTCGTAGACTCCGTATTTGTTTTTCGTCTTCGTGGAGCTTATAAGCTTTATGGTGTCGCTTCTGTCCATGTCGTGTACCCCGTGGCCATTGCCAGCTGTGCTTTCTGCTCGTCATAGCTTGCCTTCAGCCTTGCATATTCATCCGGAGATCCGAAGTTCGCCTTGCAGTATGTGATGATTGCCTGGTTACAGATCTCATCCAGTGTGGCAGGCAGCGTTACTCCGGCAATGCCAAGATCCAGCTTTGCTGCGTTGATTAAATCCGTCAGCTCGCTGTCATATGCTGTCGTGCTGATCCGTAATGAAGTTTTAACCTTATCAATCAGTGCCATTTTCTCGTACCTTTAAATACAATTCCTCATCAAATACCCGCTGGCCGATATGACCAAGTTTTACGCGGCTGTCGCACCAAATGCGTACGCCCGCATTCCGCGACCGCATACAAAATGACAGATCCTCACCGAATCCGGCGACCGGCATGAACAACATGCGGCCATACCTGTCAGTGATTTGCTTCACCGCAGCCATGTCCATCATGACACAGCCGAAACCGCAGGCAGCGATCTCAAACAGGCTGTCACGCGGGTAGTCCAGGTAAGACTCGCTTACCGGATCCAACTTGTCGCCCTCAAGCCTGTGGAGTTCGCATACTTTAAAGACCGTTGGTTTAAGCGGGGCCCTCCGGCTGAAATACAGCCCGCTCACGATCCCATATCCGTTATCAAGATCTTCATTCAACAGCTGAAGGATACCTGGCTCGAAAGCCATATCGGAATCGAGCCAGAGCATTCTGTCAAAGCCTCCTTCGATCGCCTTCACGATCAGCTGGTTTCTGGTGTCGTAAATCAGGGACGATACCCCGAACGTTACTTCGTACTCGCCCTCCGGCTTCAGGCCAAGAAGGCAGCTGGCAAATTGTGTGTGCAGCATATCCATGCACGGCACAGCGATCAAAGTTTTCATGCTTTTTTTATCCCCTTTCAGCTATGAATGAATTGTTCAGGATCAGGACTGTGCAAACCTTACGAATGCGCTGGTGTCAAGCAGCTCACCGTCTGCCAGGCATGCACCGCGGAACTGGATGTTCGTGGTTGTTGCAGTCTCAAACGGCTTGACCTCAAGCGGCTTGAAGATGTTGACCTTGTATGCCTTCGGATCTCCGTAGAAGATGGTCTCCTTGCTGGATACCAGGGCCTCGCTCATCAGGACAACATCGTGGCCGAACAGCCTGAACTGGAAACCGTCGTTGATGACATAGTCGTTCAGCTGGGTGATGCTCATGATGTCCTCATAGAACATCTTCGGAGTCATGATCCAGATAGCGCCGTTCTGATAGTTTGCTCCCAGAGCGCCC